ATTTAATCACTCCCTTTTTGCTAATTAAAAAACATAAAATCTCTAGCAGATCTCTTTTTCTTTTCTTTTACTAATTTATCTTCTATCACTTTTGCTCCCCAAAGAGCATATCCTAAAGCCATAAATTTATCATTAGTTTTATTTGTATTAACTCTTACGAGTTTTAATGTATTTCCTTCTAACTTCTGCTGCATATTCATCATTTCATCTTTTAAAATACTTGTAAGAATAAAAGGACGTAATGCCATTGCTTTCTCTTCTCCAGACATTCTTCTTCCTTCTTCGGTTGCCATTAAATTATCTTTGGCAATTTTATCATCTATCAGCATCTGTATTTTTCCAGAATTAAATTGGTTTAACATATTAGAGTAAATATTTGCATTTACTTCAGGATCGCCTTTTATTGCATGAATAATATTCTCAGATTTATTTGTTTGATATTCATTATATTCAGGAAGATTGTAAGGAACATAAGGCATAAAAACCTCTCCAGTTATTGTATCATGAGATTCTTTAACCATATAATCAAGTAAGCCACGCCCTATCCCCTTCACATCAAAAGCAATAATTCTTGGATTAAAATTATATGCTTGTCTTTTTATTTCTATTGCTTGATCATCAAAATGTCTATCGTCAAAAACAAAAAGATTTACAAGTTGTTTCTTATAAGAATTATCGGGTAGCTGCACACACTTTAATATTAATAATGCCGTTTGTGCCATAGTTCTACCCACATCAATCCCAAATATATAATAAAAATCTGAATATTTCTTAGGAGTTTGAAAAATTGCCTCGGACTTGTGCAATACACGATATTTATCAAAAACTTCAGGCTCAAAAAATGCCCCTTCAACCGCACCACTCCATCGTCCTCTATACTCTCTATCAAAAGATTCAGGGTTGTAAGTTCCATCTTCTACAAGTTCGTGCTCTATTTCAGGAGAAGTGAGACCATGCATTATAGGGATACGAAAGTCTCCTCCCCATACAAAAGCATTTCCCCTTACGACCATCCAAACAAGAGACTGGATTAGCTTATCATAGGCGAAAGTACCTTTGTATCCTGCGGTTGTTAGATATACTTGTGACCTATGGTTTTCTGTTGGATCTCTATGTCCATCTTTTGTTCTTCTATCAATCGTCATAAGAGGCAAAACTATTTCATGTAATTTTTTGCCATCTATCATTATAACCTCATCAATCAACCCTCTATGCCTTCTCATTCCTCTTGTAGCATTTTGAACAGCCACAATATCTAAGCGGGAACCATTTCTAAATGTTAAACTTACATAGTTCTTACCTTGAGCTGTAAAATCCTCTTTTATAACTTCTTTTTTCATTGCAGGCATAAGATCCCATATTTCTCTGACTTTGTCTTTAGCAATCGCAGTAATTTGTTCTTTAGTTCCCGAACACATAAAAACCTGAATCCCTGGGTAAAGAATACATTGTAAATATAAAGCTAAAATAGTTAAAAAAGACTTCGCAAACCCTCTCATAGCTGTAATATAGTTATACTTATATCTGAATGCTCCTCTAAGAAAAAGTCTTTGGTAGAAAAATAGCTTAAAATTACTATTAAGAGAGTAATAATCGACTAGCTTGTCTGGATATCTTCTAAAGTATTGAACATATCTTCTTGCGGCTTCCTCGTTTTCATCAATTACGTTGAATGATATATACCTTCTTTGTGTTGGCTTATCTATTAACCGAGACATCGAAGGAACTGGCTTTCCTCTTCTTCTTCTTTTTCTAGTCGATTCGGTCGTCATAATTATCCCCTTCCTCTTTTTCTTCTTCTTCAGCAGGAATATCAGCAGTATGGCTTTTTATTTTTTCATGTTGTCGATGAGGGATATTTGACATAACTTCTGACTGTGTTTTTTGTAGATGTTTAAGGGCAGATTCAACCTGATTCCGCAATTCAGTTTCACCTAATACTAAATCTCTTGTCCATTCAAAAATGTTTTGTTCTGTTTGGTCTACTATATCAGCTTCTTCTTCTATTTTTGTTGGCATAAAGCCATTAGTTTCCAAGTGATCAACAAAAACCGCAAAGCAGTTGACATTGTCTCGATGAGTATCTTTTTGATTCTCAGAGAATTTTGCACTCTGCATTAGTTTATCATAAGCTTGATTTAAATTTTTGAATTGTACATATTCTTCTTCTTTAATAGCTCGTTCCATCATAATAGAGATCATAGCAATTTTTTTTAGATAGTCTTCTATGGCCGCGTCCCCAATGTCATAGTCTGCCTTCATGTCATTACAGAACATCTCTAATTTTATCCTTTCTTCTTCAGTAAACATATCTCCCCATTTAACTCTTAAAATTGCTTTTTCTTCATCGCTGAGAGAGTCTTTAAAAGATTCAACAGGATTGTTGTCTATCTCTGTTGTATATTCTAAAAAGCGATGTAGGAGCACTCCTTCATAATTTTTATATTGGTTCATTCCCAAGTTTTGTAAATATTTTCCTAAGGGATACTCTTCTTTCATCGCTTTAAAATAAAGATCTTCAAGAAAAGGAAGATAAAAATACATTAGAATATATTGAAAATCTATTGGATCTTCGTAATCAAAAAGCTCGTTTAGACATTTTGAACATACTCCTATTCTACCACCAGGCATAAGCGGATTGCGGCTCTTGAAAAAATTTTTCTTAAGAGGTTTTGTTTCTTTGCATACATCACATTGTCTAGTTTGTTCTTGCCTTTCCCTTTCTAACATTTTAGCTTTTAGTAGTTTGTCGTGAATTTCAGCTAGTCTGCCTGTTCTGCGTGAATAGCGACTACCCTCTTTATATTTTGTGTAAGCTTCAGGAATATAATAAATTTTATCTTCTCCTTCAGGTGTACGATAAAGGGCATTGTTGTCTTTGTCCATAAAAATATCTCCTCCTTTTTTATGTAACTTCTCCTGGAGACAATCTACGAGGTGATTTGCGATTAGGAGCCTTCGTTACATCTCTAAAAACATTATATAATCTTTTGAAGTTATATTGATTTACATGAAATTGCTCTCTTTCTATTAGATTATTATGAGGAGTTTCTTCAATAACTTCAAAAAGAAAATTGTCTTCTCCATGTAATAACCAATCATTTTGCAATTTCTTGTTGTGATGAGAGTGAGTGGACAGATCTGTCTTGTGCTGTTGCCATCTTTTCTCTATATTAGTAGAACTGCCTATATATGTTTTACCGTTTATAGTATTATATATTCTGTAAACACCACGCATATATCTCCCTCCAAGTTAATAAATAATTATTCCAATTTCTCTCACTATTAAAGGACAAGTGACTGTTTTTAATAAAAAAATTGACGGAGTGGGATATCAAAAAAACAAAAATTTTTTAGTGTTGCGTTAAAACACAAACGCCGCATTAAAAAAAGGAGATGTGTCCGCAAACACACCTCCTTATTTTTTAGGTTCTTAAACACGCAAAGCCGCCGATAAGACTCCCCACTACATGCTGTGAGAAAAAAGAAACGAGTATTTTTTATTGCATATTTTTAGCAGTAGAATAATACTCGTAACTTTTGCTTACTATGTTTTATTACCTGTTTTATAACTCCTTTATTTTAGGACTTAGGTTCATTGTTATGCTTTTCTGGAGCTATCATTGGTCCACCTGTTTTCTTAAAAATACCCTTCTCACATGAGTATCTGGTTCAATAACACTTACCTGCTGAACATCAAACCACTCACCTTCCATAATGCCTCCATCTTGTTTTACAGTATCAGGCGATATTAAAACTCTTTCGCATCCATTAAGCCAATATGCCTTACCTGTTATTATCCCCTGAAAACCCGACACCATATCTTTTACCTTCATACCTAATTCCATTGAAACTCCCCTCCTTTTTTATCGTTTTATTCAAAAGCTTCTTCTTCATAAATCATTATGGGATCAGTCACCCCATGCCCGCAACAAGCACTAAAGACACCAGGGATATAACCTAAACAAGCATCAATACCCTTTCCTGTTTCTCTAATAATATCAATAGGCATTTTTCCACACCTAACACAAGGTCTTTCTTCTTCTTTAGTAGACACATCATCCTCTACATATCTACTTATTTGAGCTTCTTCATCATAATATGTTTCATTGCCTCTTTTATGACCTGTAATCAATATCTATTCCTCCTTTGTTTTCTTGTTTTGTAAACTAAAACTTTAACACTCTAGGGGGATAGCCACCAACAGGAGGGGAAGGAGGTTTTCCGAAAAGAGAATAAAAAGGAAGATTTATCCTAGTTGCCCCAATCATATCTGATACTTTTGATAGTCTTCTCAGATACCTTATTTCTGCTAAATATTGAGAGAAATCTTCGTTTTTCCCAACAAACAAAATCACTTTATTCATTGTTACCCTCCTTTTGCATCCACGGCTTAAAATTATCTATCTGTTCTTTTAACCCTGTTGGATCACCTTTAAACAATATCGCACGATCATCTACTGTAACTACAGCAGGAGGTTTTTCATCAGTTACCATGTCAACTTCAATGTTGTGCCTTTTGAGATATTCTTTGATTGCGGCAATACCCCTTACTTGAAAGCAGCGAGTAGAAAGTACAACTACTTCATAACCCGCATCTCTTATTCTTTGAATTTCCTCTCTAATTCCCTCTACAGGAGGGTCTTGGATTTTCTCCACTCCCTGCCATCCCGAAGTATAAGAGTGGATTACCCCATCAAAATCAAAAATCACTCTTTGGCTCATATTTACTCACCTCTAATTTTTTATTTTTTTAACTGTTTCATTATACAAGCTATTCTTCGATTCTCAAAAAATTTTTTTTGATAGTTTAAGGAACGCCTCTTTATCCCCATCTTCTATCTCGCTAGAGAATACTAATATTGGTTTATAATGTCGATATTTTGTTCCTGTTTCAACAAATTTCATTAATCATTTCCTCCCACACAACATCTTTCATTAGGATAATACCATGCACAATTATACCTATCACACGAAAGAACACCTTTATTTCCAAGCTCTTCTACCGCTTTGTCAACCCCTAGTACTCCTATACGTGCTATCATTCCTTCTATAGCTGCTTGTTTGTAAAGCGGACATATTATTTGATTATACATTTTACCCTCCTTTTATTTTATATTATCCCTAAATCAAGTCTCAGTTCTTCTATTATATGAAAAGCTTCACTAGATGTTATATAGTCTAAATTTTTTAAATAATCAGAAGGATTTGAAATTAATCCTCTTTATCTTTTTTATTCTTATCATAAATAACTCTCTTACCAAGTAATTGCGCCATTTCATGTTCTTGCATAGCAGTCTCCGACTCTTCCCATCCTTCTGCAAGAATTAAGGTGTCACAACGCCGCAATATAGCAAAACGGCGTTGCGTATCAATGGCTTCAGGAGAGCCTCCTTTATAAGTGAATGGAACATGAATCGCGCATCCCTTTAACGCATATTTTTCCCCTGTTACCACAACTCGTGCTTTGTCATAAGATGTTTTTGTCGGACCAGTTACATACGCTACATTGTAAGAGCTAGACTGCGCAAAATCTTCCAAATCAAAAGAAAGAGAAGCTCCTCCTTTATATTCAAATGAAGCACCATAGCTCATTGTAGCTTGAATAATTTTATCAATTAACGATTCCCCATCTTGTGCTGTTAAATTATATTCCTTCATTATTTTTCGAGTTGCATCTTGTATATATTGTATCCAGTCAGAGTACCATTTCTCCATTGTCAGCTCAACTGTTATTCTATCTTCTTTTTCCACTGTGCATGATCTGCAAGAGAGATGGAGTAGGTTATTTTTTCTAACTACTCCTATTTCTTTAGGCGAGAGTTTTCCGCAAAACTCACATTGCAAGTAGATCCCCTCCTATGTTTTATACTTTTTTCTCCTCTGTTTATTTCTGCATTTCTTGCATATTGAAGCCATTCCACTTTTTCCTTTCTTGTCTCGAGGAAAAAAATATGGTATAGCTGGCTTCTCCATTCTGCACCTTGTACATTTTTTAAACTCCCTCCTCATTCGGGTACACACCCAAAAGACGAAGGAAGATTTTTCTTGTTCAGCGACTTTTGCCGCTATGTTTCTAAACACTTGAGATAAATAATTTGAGTGCATTTTCTTGTGAAATCTTTGTTCATATTGCTCCGCTATTTTTTCATAAGTAAGACCATCCACTCTTTTAAGTAAGATGAATTGTTCCTGCGGCGTTAGCTCTGCATTTTCAATGTTTTCTTCAAGAGACATCAGGAAGAAATTGATGGTCTTTGATGGGTCTTCAAACACGCATTGCCGCAAGCTAGCGTAGTGGAGAATCAGATTCTCTACGTGTTGCGGGTTAGACAGCTCTAATCTGTTGTAAGATACTATTCGAGGTTCTCCATTCCCATTAGGATAAAAAGTATGATTGTAATAGTTTATTTCTGGTATTGGCGTGTACTGTAAGGAATAAGATATATAGTTTTTATATGATTTTTTTAAGTCTTTCATCATGGCTCGTGTTTCTTGCGATATTTTTTTGCATTTATATCTTTTGTGAAATGGTAATTTTTCGTTCTTCCAATGCTCTGTCATGCGAGTTGCAAAATTGTGTAGCTCTGCTATATCGGGGTATTCTGATAAATCTTTTGGTGTTATCTTTATAGCTGTGCTTGATGGTGAATTGCGGGAGCTGTGTTTTGACTGTGTTTGATTTCCTTTTTCTTCTTGTTCTTCTATTGAAAGACTACGACGATCTCTATCTCGTTGAGTTCTTGGGTTATTGATGTCTTTTTCTTTTGGCTCAGTTGGAGAAAACAGGATGTAATTTGAAAGAAAATCTAAGAAATTTGAGATTGATGTATAAGTTGTGGACGTAGGATTTTCCCCATAAACATCATAGAAATATGTAGAAAGATATTCCATGATATCAGGATCAGAGAGAAGAGAGTTAACTAAATTTGCCCTCTCTTCTGCTGTTTCTATTGTGTAATCTAGTTGTTCTACGACAGATTGTAGCATCTTTTTTTCATCCCTCCTTCTCTATATATTATAACATAAAATTGGAGGTTTGTCAAGCAGAATAATACGGTGGGTTTTAAACACGTTGTGGTTTAAAAAATCTCCATGCTGTGAGCAGTTGCTAGGGAAGCAGCCGCCAAGACCCTTCCCCCTAGGCTTGTGGGAGATCTACCCCCCCGGGAAGACTGCGTGACGGGCTTCTCCGCCGTTTGGTATATATTGGCAGTAATTATAAAAGGACAAAAAAAAGCCACAACCCTTGTCGCTCTAGGATTGTGGCGATCGCGATCCCCTGAAGCCCTGCTATGCGGGCTTATTCACCAATTTCCAGGGATTGGAAATAATGGTATTTTTTGTTACCTTCTTTTTTGTGCGAATAATATATTGCAATATGGCAATCTCTATGATCACGTCGTGGAGGGCGATGTGGGATTCGCGAAAGCCACGAAGCCCTTGTACGTAGGCATAAGCGTTTTCTGCATTAGTTTTAATATTTCCTTTTTTTGTCAATTCTGCGAAATCCTTATAGCTTTTACGTTGCATGAAGCTTTCAGTCGCTGCGCCCCAGAGGTCGAAGCAGGTATAGGGCTTGTGAAGCCCCTTCTGGCGGGCAGTATAGAGTTTTACCATATTCTGCAAACAGCTTATATCAAATTGGAAATTATATCCTGTTAAATGGGTAACATTATATTTATCTAGTAGCTGATTCAACTGCTGTAAGGCGTTCTCGAAGGTCACGACCTCCAAAGTCCCCTGCTGGCGGGCTTCCTCATAGTACGGCAGTTTATTTGCAAAATAAGCATTAGTGACAACAGGATCATCTAGAACCTCTGAGATCCCCCACTGGCGGAGATCGTAGACTTCACGACCGCTACAAATGCCTACTGCCAAGTCATACACACGCCGATCCTCTGAACCTATTGATTCAACGTCAATTACACCATAAATATTTTTATTCATTCTTGAAGCTCCCTTCTATCAGTTTTTTCAGCGATCCTGATCGCTGTGAGCCCTTTGTGGCGGGCTTCTCATACTTTACAATTAAAACAAACATAGTCAACATTAGTGAACCTGCCGTTAATACGGTAATTACAAGGTACGGATCGCCAAGAGCCCCTGCATACAGGAGTCTCAAGACATGACCGATAGTCAATAAAAAAAATGTTAGCTTGTTTAAACCTGCAACTTCCTGTGTCCGTAGGACTTGCAAAATTTGGGGAATATTGGCAAAAGTAATAATCAAACCACCTATCAATTCTACCATCTGCCAAACCTCCTGTGTGTCAGTCTTTTCAGCTGTCGTGACCTCTGAAACTCCTTTGTGGTGGACTTCCTGCGGTTCTCGATCTCCTGATCGACTACGTACAGCTGTTTTAAGTGTTCTGCTACATAGCAGGCACTTCCTAAAATATAAAACAATACCAAAAAAAGTAAAATATCTAACATTAGCTACAACTCCTTCCTATCAGTGTTTTCCCGCTTCAAGAGCGGGGAAAGCCCTGCGGTTGCGTTTGCGGGCTATTAACGCCTGCCTGCCTAGGCGCTCGGGCTTCTTGCCAAGATTGGTGCTATTGGCAGATACTTTATAACGTACCGTGCCAATTTCAAGAGGAAGGCTAGTTGCCTTCATACCTGCTTTTTTGTAAATATGAAACTGCCTCATTCCCTGCACCCCCTTTTTTTGGCGATCGTGAAGCCTGAAAAGCCCTATTTACGGGCTTCTCGGGCTTCAGCATTGCGCTGTGCTACAGCATCAAACTGCAACAGTGCCTC